CCGCGTGGTCACGCAAAATCAACATTAGCTAAAACAGCATTATTATATAAACTCTATTTTAATCCACCTGACAAGAAAGAATTTATTGCTTGGGTATCTGAAGAACAATCTCAGGCAATAGACCATATCAAATATATTCAAAATCATATTGATATGAATCCAGCATTACAATATTACTTTGGTGACTTAAAAGGAAGTAAATGGACTGAAAAAGAATTTACTACTGCTAGAGGTGATAGGGTAATTGCAAAAGGTACATCTCAACGTTTGCGTGGTCGTTCACAATTAGGATTACGTTATACTAATATTATTTTAGACGACTTTGAATCAGAGTTAAATACTAAAACACCTGAACGTAGAAGAGAAATTAAAGAATGGGTTATGTCAACTGTAGAACCAGCTTTAGAAAACTCAAAAGCAAATGAAGGTTCTATTTGGTTAATTGGTACTATTGTTCATTATGATTCTTTTTTACAAGGAGTTTATGATGGTTATTTGCAAGCAGAAAAAGAAAATAGAAAGTCTGCTTGGGAAGTTTTATATAAAAAAGCAATTGTTGATGGTATTCCATTATGGCAAAGTTATTTTACAAAAGAAAAACTAGATAGTATTCGAAGAAGATTTACTGAGATGGGTCTTGTTCATAAATTTGCACAAGAGTATCTTAATGAAGCAAGAGACTTAGAAACTGCTAAATTCCAAATAGATAGATTAAATTATTATAAAGGTGATTTAGTTTCTAGAAATGGATTCAACTATATGATGATAGATGATTCTGCTATTCCAGTAAATGTCTATATGGGAGTTGACTTGGCATATGAGTCTGGTGCAAAGAATGACTATCAGATTATTATGGTAGTTGCAGTTGATAGTGAACGTAATTTTTATGTTGTTGATTATTATAGAGAACATTCGCCTTTATATGATATGCCTAAAAGAATTGTTGACTATGCTAAGAAATATAATCCAGTACGTAGAGTAAATATTGAAAAAGTAGGTGCTCAAGGTTTAGTAAAGGATTATGTAAATCAATTAGCTGGTAAAGATAGAAAATTAGCTCCTGGCTTATCGCAAGGAGTTCGACCACCTAGTGGTATCAAAAAAGAAGATAGAATAGAAGCATTACTATGTCCTATTGTTAATCGAAGAAAAATGTTTATCAAAAAAGAACACGCAGACTTAGTTGATGAGATGTTTGAGTTTCCAAAAGGTAGACACGATGACTTGTTAGATGGATTATGGTATGCTATTACTACGGCTAAACCGCCAAAAAGTTCCGCAATAGATGCAGATAAGTTAGATGAAAGAATAAGTAAGATAGAAGATAGTTATGCCAAAAGAACAATTAATTGGATAACTGGACAAAAAAATTAATTTTTTACTTGACTTTAACGACGAAAATTTGTTATTTTTGACGTAAAACAATTATTGGGAGTTTATGGCAAATTACGACAAAACAAAACCACAACTTACTAAAGAATTGTTTAGACGTTGGAGAGACGCTAGACAACAGTGGGACGCAGAAGCTAGAAACGCAGTAGATTTTACATTAGGTAATCATTATAGTACAGAAGAATCAGATGCTTTACAAGCAGTAGGGCAAGCTGATTTTGTTATTGATAGAGTTTATGCTGCTGTTGACAAATTAAAATCATTATTAACAGCAAGACCAGCAAGGTTTTCTGTTATCGCCAGAGAAGATTCTGATACTAAATTAGCAAATGTTTGGAGAACTATCTTAGAATATGTTTGGGACATTTCTAATGGTGATAGTACATTTAAACAAGTAGTACATGATTATGCTGTCACAGGTTTGGGATATATGTATGTTTATGTTGACCCTGAAGCTGATTATGGTAGAGGTGAAATAAAGTATACTCACGTTGACCCTTTTCGTGTTTATGTAGACCCAGCATCAAGAGATAGATTTTTTAATGATGCATCTGGTATTATTCTGTCTACATTTTTAACAAGACAGCAAGTATTAGACCTATATCCGCAATTAGAAGAAATGATTGATGATATTGAAGTTGGTATTAATTCTTTATATGGAGAAGATTATCCAACATCTAATTTAAAAAACAGCAATAATGTTTTAACTCCCGCAGAAGCAAAAGATTTAGATTATCAAGTTAATCAAAAATATCAAATACTTGATAGATTCTATAAAGTAAAAGTTCCATACTATAGATTGTTTAATAGTGTCAGTGGTGCAGAAAAAATTGTAGACCCTGATGTTTATGCACAAATTCTTCAAGAAGAAGAAACAATAAATGCTATAGAAAGTGGAGCTATACAAATAGAAGAAATTATGCAAACAAGAATTGCACAATGCAGTAGCATTGGTGATACTTTACTTTATGAGCGTATTCTTAACACTGATATCTATCCAATTGTTCCATTTACGAACATTTGGACTAATACTCCCTATCCGAAATCAGACGTGAACAAGGTTAAGGACTCCCAAAGACTTTTAAATAAGTTATTCTCTTTGACCTTGTCACACGCTCAATCAGCAGCTGGTTTAAAACTTTTAATACCAGAAGGTAGTGTAGATAGTGTAAGTCAACTAGAAAAAGATTGGGCAAATCCAAATGCGGTTATTGAATATAATCCAGAGTTTGGTGAGCCACATTATCCACAACCAGCTCCTTTAACAAGTGAGTTTTATTATTTAATAGATAGGGTTGAGAAATACATTGATTTAAATTTTGGTATTCCTGAATTATTACAAGGATTTAAAGATAATGCACCAGAATCTGTTAGAGGTACAATGCTTTTATCAGAAATGGGTGAATCTAGAGGAAAATCAAAATTAAGAGATATTGAAGCAAGTTTAGCAATGGTAGGACAAGTTGTTTACAATTTAGCTAAAGACCATTATAGATTTGCAAAGACTTTTAGAATTGTACAACCAAACAATGATATTACTGAGTTTTCAGTAAATATGAGAATGTACGATGATAAGCGTAATGAATTGATGACTATTGAAAATGATATTCAATTAGGTCAACATGACATTCGCATAATATCAGGTTCAACTTTGCCAAGCAATAAAGTTGCTGAGTATAATATGTACTTAGATGCTTACAAACTTGGACTGGTAGATGATGTCGAGGTTTTAAAGAAAAGTGAAATCTTTGACAAAGAAGGTGTCCTTCAGAGAAAAGGTCGCATGGCACAAATGCAATCATACATTACACAACTTGAAAATCAAGTAAAGAAACTAAGTGGCGATTTACAGACATCTGAACGTGAAATGGTATCAGCCAGAAAACGAACAGAAGTTGAGAAGTTTAAATCTACATTAAATGAGATTACTTCTGCTACAAAAGTAAAAGAAAAAGAAAAGGTAATGCAACTAGGCAATTTGGTAGACCAAATGGGACAATCTATGGAGGCAGAAGAACAAAATAAGCCTGGTTCAGAGTCTTAGACTAAATCAGGGTTAGGAGAAAAATAATATGGCAAAAGAACAAGAAAAACAACAGGTTGAAATGCAAGACCCAATAGTTGAGTCAAGAGGAAAAGAGGAAACTATTTCTCTAGAGCCTCAAATGGAAGAAGGTGCAGAAACATCTTCTGACGTTAATTGGGAAGCAGAAGCTAAGAAATTCCAATCTATGTACGATAAAAAGGTTGCAGAACATGAAAATCTTAGAAGAGATAGTGATGAGCTATTACAATTAAGAAATTTATTGACTGAAAGACCTGAGTTAATAGATGTAATTGAAAAAAATATTGCAGGAGAATCAGTTGCGGACAAAGGAATGGATTCAAGTACAACTCCAGAAGACTTTGACCCTTGGGACGCCTACTACAAGCCAGATTCCGAATCTTACAAATTTAGAGTAAGTCAGGAAAAAAAGCTTGTACATGAAACAGTAGATAAAGAACTGGCTAAACTACAAAATCAAATGGCGATGAATAATTTAAAATCAGAATTGGTTAGCAAACATAGCTTAAGTAGCGATGATGCAGAAAGATTTTTACAATTTGCAACGACACCAAAAGCTAATTTACCTATTGAAACACTTATTAAAGTGTGGAAAGAAGGTAATGGCGGTAGTCCAAAACAAAGCGAAAATCTTGAAGCAGTACAAAAAGCTAAATCAATTCCGAAACCAGCTGGTGTTCTTCAAGGTGGTCAACAACCACAAAAATCTGAAGGTGACCAAGTATGGGATAGAATTATGAACGCTGGTAGAGTTGGTAGAATAGCTAAATAAACTAACTTAGGAGTGAATATAAAATGGCTTTTAATCAAGACATACTAAAAGCATCACAGATTACCGCAGCATCAACTAGTGCTGGTTACGGACAGGCTCCAGACCAAAGAAAGCTGTATGATTTTTCTGATAGAGTTGCAGAACTTATGCCAGAGGAATCACCTTTTTTTGTCTACCTAAGTCAAGTTTCTAAAGTAGCTACAGACGACAATATTTTCCGTTATTTGGAAAACAGAACTGTAACTAACTACACATCTAGAAACTTTAGCTTAGCAGCTGACGTAAACAGCGGTAGTGCAGTGACTGCTGGAAATGTATATGACTTTACTGTAGATGATGGAGCAGGTGCTTCAATCGGTTTCATCACTAAAGGTATGGTCGTTGCAGTTTCAACTGTTGATGATACTAACGGTTATGGTCAAGCTTTAGTTAGAGTTGAGTCTGCACCAAACGTACAATCAGCAAACACTACCTTCTCAGGTAGAATTGTTGAGTTATCAAATTCTAGCGTTTCAGGATACAATGTTTTATCAGATAATGATGGTTGCCAAATCGTTGGTACATCATTCGAAGAAGGAACAGGTTCACCTGATACTTTCTCAGATACACTAGAAGATGACTTTGGTTATACTCAAATCTTCAAAACAGCTTGTGAATTAACTAACACAGCAATAGCTACAAGATATCGTGGCTACGCAAACGAATTCGATAGAATTTGGGCGCAAAAATTACGTGAACACAAAGTAGACATCGAAAGAGCTATGCTCTTTGGACAAAAAGCTCGTGTGAACGGAGTACAATACACTGAAGGTCTAGTTGGACACATTGTTAAAAATGTTGCTCCAGTAACTGATAATTCAGCGCTTTCTTACAATTCAGGTAATGCTTACTACAGAAGTGTAGCTCAAGCTGAGTTAACCTATGATAGATTGCTTTCTGACTTAGAAGTTATCTTTGACCCTGCAAGAGGTGGTTCAAGCGAAAAGCTTGTTCTAGCTTCATTGCCAGTAATTACATTCTTCAACAAAATGGGCGATGGTGCTTTTATTGACGCATCTATCGGACAATCATCTACACCATTTAGAGTAAACATGAACAATGTACAAGGTTCATTTGGTCACAACCTTATGGAAATTAACACTGTTCACGGCTCTATGTACTTAGTGAAAGAGCCTCTATTTAGAGGTATCGCTAATGGGTTTATGTTGATGGCTGATATGTCAAAACTAGCTTACAGACCTTTAGTTGGTAATGGAATTAATCGTGATACTCAAATCATGACTAATGTACAATCACCAGACGAAGACCTCAGAAAAGATATGATTCTTACTGAAGCTGGTCTAGAGATTACCTTACCAGAATGTCACGCTCTATATAACGTGGAGGGATTATAAGATGGCAAGAGGTAGTATATTAGAAAAAAATAGTGGTGCAGGTGGATATCTATTACCAGTAGAAACTGTTACAGCAGCTGTTACTTTAGACGCTGTAAAAGACAGTGGAAAGACTTTAGTTGTTTCCAATGCTGGTGGTGCATATCAAATCACACTTCCTACAACTCTAGAAATTGGTACTCAATACAAACTAATTTTCAAAGATTCACCAAATGCTGCAATTACTATTGCTGCTGGTTCTGCGATTATGTATGGTAAAGTATCAGAGTCTGAAGTTGATACAGGTGATGACAATCCTGGTTCTGCTGGAGCAACTGGAGTTTCTAACTTAATCGTTGGAACTACAGCTGATGAAGGCGACTGGATTTCTATCATCTGTGATGGAAAGAGCTGGTACTTCGACGGCAATACTGCTGTTGATGGTGCAGTAACCACATCTTAATATAGTCCTTAGGTACTATGGAGTGGGACTTTTCCCACTCCAAAACCTATAAGAAAATTTAAATTTAGGAGATAAAATGGCAGATTACGTAACAAAAACAAAGATTATTATAGGAACACTAAGTCCTGATGAGGATAGTGTTGCTGGTTCTTTAGCTAAAGAAATCAATGACTATATTGAAACATTAGATGATACTAGTGAAGCAATTATTGACATTCAAGCTACAGAACTTGATAAAGGAAGAATTGCTTACATTGTCTTACATAAAACAACTGCGTAGGTAATAAATGGTTTGTCAACATTGTAACGAACCAAATCCAGAAGGCTTCTTTAATTGTAGGTCTTGTGGGTTAAGAGCATCTGCTCCTAAATGGAATACAAATTTTGTAGTAAGAGAAAACAATAGCTGGGCAAGAGCAATTAGAACTGACCAAATAGATTTTAATACTGTAAGTATGGAAGAAGGTATTAAGAAAATGAAGGAAAGTAATGCTAAAGCTAAACCAGCACCAAAAGGCAAAAAAGTGAGGGTAATGTAATGCCAATGAAGAAAAAGAAAAAAAAGGCACCTGCTGGTTATCATTATATGCCAAATGGTAAATTAATGAAAGATTCTGCACATAAAAAAAGTAAAAAGAAAAGCTATGGCAAGAAGAAATAATAAGAGAAAAGGATTATACGCTAACATACATGCAAAGCGTAAAAGAATTAAAGCTGGTTCTGGTGAAAAGATGAGAAAGCCAGGCAGTAAAGGTGCACCAACAGCAGCTCAATTTAAACGTGCTGCTAAAACCGCTAAGAAGAAGAAATAATGTTTAAGGGACCAAATGGTGCAGGTAAAGGTGATGTTCCAAGACCAATGGACATTACTAGAAAAGAATTTGAAAGAAGATGGGATAAAATATTTTCTAAGAAAAAAGGGAAGAATAAATAATGGCTGATTTTAAAACACAAGTTGATAATTTAACAGGATTTGGAAGCACTGATGATGTTGCTTTATCAGATTGGTTGTCTAGTGGTGCTAGAGAAGTAATTAATGTATTTCCTATGTCTAAATTAGATAGAATGTCTATAGAAGATACTTTTCATAGTGGTAATACAAAAACAACTAATCCTATTGATGGTTATGCTATAGAAGATGCAAAAATTCTTCATGTATTAAGAGCAGTAGATATTGATGCTAGTCCAGTAGTTTATCAACCTTGTAGAGAGATTCATACTTCTCAAATAGGTAGAGCTATAGACCCTGATTTTATGGAATATGCAACAGCAACAGACCCAGTATATTATGAATCAGATAAGAAATTAAGAGTTTTACCAGATAGCGATGCTACTAATGCTGGAACTG